GTAAGGTGTCGGTAAGAGGACTTGAACCTCCACGAATTACTTCACTGGAACCTAAACCCAGCGCGTCTACCAATTCCGCCATACCGACAGGAGGAACCTAAATAAACTTAGGTCCACCGTACCATCCGACTAGAGTAATTCTCTTACCAGATCGTACTGTGCGAACACGATGAAGGGCATCTGCAGGAAAAACTACGGCATCGCCAGCATCAAGTTTAAGATTTTGTACTGTGTCTGCTAGTTTAATCTGCACTTCACCGCCTTCATAGTCATCAATAGATGACAAAGACATAATAATACTCAACTTGCGTTGAAATTCACCTTCGATATGACCAACAGGAAGGTCTGAATGCCATCCGTATCGGTCTCCTTCATTATACACCGTATATTGAATTTTGTCAGCCCATGATGAAAGTTTGTATCCAAAGACATTGAGGTTGGCATAGTTGACATAATGTGCCATCATGCCGCCGACCCAACTATCAGTATTTATCCACTGAACCTTAGAGGATCTGAGACCAGGTTCTGAGAATGTCGATGCATCCATGAACTTGCCCTTTGCCATCTTCTTAATTAGAAGTTCACAAAAATCAGAATCAAGACCAGTAGGAATATAATAGAGTGATTGAACTTTAGACATAACTTTACTCTGGGGGTTGCTCAGGCTCGCCACTTGCTCTTTGACTGGAAGCAAGAAACCAGGCGGGAGTTATCCCATCCGCACCACCAATTCTTATGGAAAAATTGGAAACCTATTTCCAAAGGAAATGAAATGGACACTTAGACTCTTTATTTTTGAACAGGTTGTTTTTAATAGATTGTGGTATGTTTCCGTGGAAACGATCTATTACACCTGATGTTCTAGATGCCTTTCTAAGTATTTCCTCTGGTGGTTCTGCCTTTCGGACAATGAATCCATCATCAAAATTTGATGAATAGAAAGATAATTGACTGATAGGATCACCACGTTTGATGATAACTGGTTTATCAGTATCGACTACATCAAATGCAAAGCTGATAGGGCGAACCCAATTGGATAGATTAAACCAACCACCAACACATACTAAGTTATTATTCAATGAAGATAAAGGGTGTGGTTTTTGTTCTAACCAAATATTTTTTTGCTTTGTCCAAATAAGAAACCTAGGAATGGTTAATTGGATAGTAGTTCTTTCAGGAGAACACCACAATCCATTTTTATCAAACGTAGGTGAGAAATATGCGTTGAATTCCTCTTGAGATATGTTTGGACACTTGATATATTTTTGCTTGGTATCAATATAGATGTGCAGATCAACTGGTGATCTAACAGTATAGATTCTATTTGATTTGTGTTTCCAAGCAGGGCAAACAGAATATACAGCATTGCTCGGACTTTGACTGTATTCTGATTCTAGATCAAACCCAACATTGTCCAATGAAAATGGTGAGTTGAGTATTGCACTAGGACCTTCGCCATGATACTGGATATACTCGATTAGATTTTTTTTCACTTTGCATCAGAAACAAAAGAATTAATAACGTCTGCTACTTCAAGGATTTCACCCAAACATGGGTAAGGCATTGAGAAATCTTCTGGGAGTTTTCCGCCATTCTTTTCGGAAGCATTCGACCATGCTGCATGATAGGTATCAGACAACTGATTGTATGCTTGTTTGTAGATCTCAAAGCGAAGTTCGTAAGGTGTCATAATTTTATGTGTAATGTGTGTTATCGAGGGGGTTCCCGACCAGGGCGCTTTTTAAGTCATCCCGAGACTGGTTTTTGGTAATTAGTCCATTTGAGGACAGGACATTCAGAAGCAGCAAAGGAAGTCTTTGCTTCTAGGAAACATCCACATTTCTTACAACGTCCTTGATTAGGATCGTAGTGAGAACAAGACCTACAAATAGCAAGTCTTTGATTTTTGACTTCAGCGGGAACATAAACTGCATTTCCTGCAACTGCTTGGCGGGCTGCAGCGGTTGCTAGTTTAGCAAGATTAACACCTTGCCTTGCTAACGATGGATAGTTAGGTTTATCATTTGCATCTGCCATTGGTTTTCGTACTGTATTGTTTAAACGATTGGGTCGATTGACTCCACCAGGGCAAGTTTTACAGTCTTTCCGAGACATTGAAGATCCTCATCAACCAAGACTAGTTATATGAGTTTCTGGGGTGTAGTTTCCAAAGGTGATTACATCATCACCCCACCCACCTTTAACATGACTACCAACATATGTGGGTGTGTTTTCTTCTCTAAGAGACTTTGCCATCAGAGAAAGTGCATCAATAGCACGTTCAAGTTGATACAGTGCTTGATCATTCATCGTCATCATCTCCATGTACATAAGCAGGAACATTGTCAGGATCTAACCAGCAAGTGTAGTCATGATCCTCCATAGCAGTGATAAGTTGCATCTCATTATCGCAGAGATACATATCACGATACCGACCAGTGTAGGAATCTACTTTCTGAATTCGGCAATCAGGTTTTCCATTGATCTCTAAAGTGCCAACTTGCACATAGCGATAGGGGAAACGTTCTAGTAAAACAGTTGGTTTTTTCATAATGAAGAATTCAATAAGGCGGGTACAGCTGGACTCGAACCAGCGACCGACTGCTTAGAAGGCAGTTGCTCTATCCAACTGAGCTATGTACCCTTGCGAATCACCTGATCATCATAGCAGACCTGCCAGGATTTTGCAACTCCTTGATTTTGAGAGCAACTTCCTTTGCTTCGCTGAGACGACCTTCACTAGCAAGTGAGTGAAGTTGATCGATAAGTGCCTCTACCGTCATATCGACAATGTGAGAATCTTCGTAGGAATCGAAAGCAATCATCGGAACCTCCTTGACTTGACCTGTATAGAATATCATGGGAGCAGGGGGGTGTCAAGCCCCCTTGAAGTAATCTTTTTTCATGTACCGTCCAAGGATATTGGAGTTGTAGTACATGGGTGAACCGTCTTCCATTGACTCTGTTAATACATTATGTATAAACAACTGTCGGGTCTCTTCGTAGTTAACCTGTCCTTTTGTTTTATGTAGTGAGATAATCTCTCTTTTAAAGTTCTGTTTACCGAACTTCTTAACATCTTCCTTTAACTCAGGACAAGAACCATAGTAGTTCTTCCAATCAGATTCTATCTTCTGTTTTCTTTTCTTCCCAGGAGGTGTTCTAAATGACCAGAAATACTTTCTCCCAAGGTACGCTCTTCCGTTTGAGAGATTGGTAATGTGATAAACAAAACCGAAGTAGTCCCCAATATCATCACTATTAAAATCCTCGTCCAAATATCGCCAGGGGTTTTCGTACATTTCATAATAGTCTCTAAGTAATATCTATAACATCTCTTGAACCCCTACAGTGTTATTCTACTGGGAATCAAGGGGTCTGTCAAGCAGGCACAAAAAAAGCGCCTCAGGGGGCGCTAGAAGGTCTTCAGAGGTCCATCGACCCAAACTCAACCCATCCCGTTGCGATGTACTTCTCGCCGCTTAGAGGGGGGTTCCCACGATGCGTATGGGTGTACCCTGCAGGCCATAGGATAAGACGATTCTTCTTTGGTTTCATGCGAAACTTCTGGAAGAGAAACTCTGTTTCCCCACCTTCTTCCACATCATTCAAATAAAGAATGAATGCCATCAATCTATTCCTAGTCCTAAAGGCATCCTTTTCATGATGCCAAACATGATATCCCTCACAAGGAAGGGTCTTTTGTACCTTTACTTCAAAAATTGAGTGTCTAGAACTAGCACCCAATACAAAGTATTTGTCTGTATAGATTGGATAAATCTCATCAAAAAACGTGTTTACAAACTCATGCGATACCATTGATACATCCATATAATCCCTCGTCCAGAAGGTAGATGTAATGGTATCGATGTTTGTATCTTTGATCTTTTGAGTTGATCTATTATAAACATACTTCTTTTTTATATCAGGAGATGGACCTTCTTCCATCTCGTAATACTTAAAACTTGAATAGAAATCAAAGTAGCGTATATATTGATCTAACAGATCGGGATTAAAGAAGTTATCAAAAATCCCGATGTGATCCTCACGCAATTCATATGATGAATTCATAGTTGGAAACCTGCAAAAGTATCTTTCTTCATATCTTGTTTGATGCCACCGATCACATAAGACTCGATCTCAGTCTCCTGTGGAGCATTCTGCATCAACTTGGAGTTCAACCAATGCTCAGTCCAAGGAAGTGGATTGTTCTTGGCAGGAACATCATAAAGAGGTTCCAACCCAATGCTCTTCATGCGACGATTTGCTACCCACTCAACATACTGAGAGAGTAGTTTTGAATTCAAACCAATCATTGAACCATCTTTGAACAGATAGTCTGCCCATTCTTTCTCTTCACTTACTGCACGTTCAAACATGCTAGAGACATTTTCTTTTTCTTCTTCGATGATTTGAAGCATCTCAGGATCATCACCTGCTGCCCACTTATTCAGAATCTTCTGAGTTAGAACAAGGTGTTGTGATTCATCTCTAGCAATAAGAGAGATTATTTTGGCGGAACCTTCCATAAGCTTGAGTTCACCAAATGCAAAAGAGCAAGCAAAGCTAACATAGAAACGAATCCCTTCGAGAATATTAACGTTTGCAATAGCGAGATAAAGTTTACGTTTGAGTTCATACCTTTCCCATTTTGCAGAATCTACTTGCTCTAATGCGTGTTCCCACTGACTACCAGCACTCCACTGTTGTGCTGCTTGAAGAAACTCATCATAAGCAGCGGTTACACTTTTTGCTCTCTCAAGAATTTTATCATCCTCAAGAATCGTATCCAGAACCTCTGTAGGATCCGAATAAATATTTTTGATAATGTAGGTGTAGGAGCGACTGTGAATCATCTCCATGAACCCCCACACTTCCATACATGCCTCTAGTTCAGGGAGAGAGCAATAAGGAAGGAAAGCAATGCTAGGACCC